TTCATATTTCGTATTTCACGAATATCAATAGCATCTTCAAGATTCAAAGCATTTTGCTGTAAAGAAACTTGTATATTTTGTTCTAATAGCGCTTTCTCTTCGGCGTCTGGCTCTAATTCTAAAAATATTCCAAAATTATGTATATCTAATTTTTGTATTTCTTCTAAAGTGCTAACGTTAAATGTATTAATGCTACTCAGCAATGCTTTTTTAGTTAAAGGAAATTGTAATGCGTCATTAATTCTTAATCCTACTTTTTCTGCAGTTTTTATAGTAATATACATTAAAGCTTTTAATATATGTCTTGTAGCAGTATTAGAATTAGCAGCTGCAATTTTTTGTAATCCAACCAATGCATTTTTATCAGGAGTGCTAGCATCAACAGCTTCATTTAGTCCTGTAGCATCGCGGATCATTTGTAAATAATATTGGTATGTAGTTATTAAGGATTGTATTTTAGCCATACCGTTGGATGTCTGCAATTCTTGAATAGGCACTTTACCACGATTTAAATCACCCTCCTGGGTTAAAGATCTACCAACTATACTTCCTGTTTGGAAATACATATTTAGTGCTTCTGCTGGATTATAATTAGTACCATTTCCTAAATCTACTTCAGATAATCCATCCATATCAAGATAAACCCCATCTGGAACTACTCTAGATAAAACCTGTTGTAATTTTAAATGAGTAAGTTGTATCATATCAGCAAATGTTGTAATTTTTTCAACAACCGAACTAATTCTTCCTTTGTACATTCTAGGAGCACAAAGAGAATAATTCATATTTACTTTAGTAATATCTCCGTATGGTCGTGTCATATTTTCTGACATTTTCCATTCTAATACTTTAGGCATTCCTAAAACTTTTGCTCCGGTGTATAATACTTCAATACTTCTACTTATTCTTTCAAAGTTATCACTTTCTGGTGGATTAAATGTATCAGGCTTTTCTAATATTTTTTCTAATCCTTGGTCTGTATACTTTAATTTAAAAACTTGATTATTATAAGTTTTATACTCAAAAAATAAAATAGAAACTAAATTATCATCTGTGTTTCCATTGTAATTTCTAACATAATTGCTATAATTACTAGGCCCCTTATATTTTTGTATTTCTTCTAAATCAGCATCTGTTAAATAAGGAAATTGTCTTTTAACTTCTGATAAGCTTAAATTTTTAACTTCACCTACATAATATATGTCATCAAAGTTAGGATCTTCTGTATATGAGTACACAAGAGAAGCGGGATCAACATACTCTACTTTAACTCCCTCTGATAAATTAAAATTTGTTTTTGAAGCTCCAATCCCTAAAACCGCTAAATCATATGCAATTCTTCTTTTTATTTCATTATACTTATTATAATCAAAAACATTTGTTATAGCTTCTTCTTCTGCAATTTCAATGCTTTGTTTATAGTCTAATTGCAACATAACATCTAATTCTTCTCTTGAAGCTGGTAGTTTTTCAGGTTGAGAACTAGAAAAAAAGTTTTGCCCTGTAGCTTTATTTAATTCTTCTATATATTCTTTATTTTGAATATCCCTTAAAGCATTAAATGCAAACTGTGTTCTTTCTTCTAAAGCAAAAGGATCAGAGGCGTAAGCTTGTATCTCGTAGCCTTTATCTGTCATGCCATTTACTATAATATCAACAAACTTAGGAATAATTGGTACAATTTTCCAATCTAAATTTAAATAGGATAAATCCCCATTTATAGATAATTCATCTTTATATTTTTGAACTGATTGCTCACCTCTAGCATATAATCTTAAATTATGATAATTTTGAAAATTTTGTAAATACCTATCTCCTCCGGTGTCTTGTCTAAACCATTCATTTTCAATAGCTTGTCCAACTTGTACGCCATAATCGTAGCTGTTTTTTATTTCATCAGATACTACTTGGTCTGGAAATGAACTATTGTAATTTGTATAAACCATCTATTTAAATTATTTTTGACGTAATTCCATCGTTGTTGTATTTTCTCATTTTTAAATTCAAAGGCATAAATACTTTTTTAGATACAGGTGCATATTTATTTTTATTACAAGCCATAATAGCTAATCCTGAACTAATAGAAGCATCGTGTTTTGTTCTATTATTTAAATTAAATTTAGACCAATCATTTAAAGTTCTTATAAAGTACATATTACCGTAATCTGTTCCATTAAAGCCTATATGAGTATCTATATATGTTTCAATAGCTGCTGCATGAGCTTGCTTCATATCTTCACTGGAATTTGGTACTCCTCCTATTTCTCTTTCTGTTACTGAAAGCTTATTGTAAATTTTATCAGGTCTATTCATTGAATATCCTCTATATCCCCTACGCTTTATATAATATAAAAGTCTAGGTTTGTTATTTTCCGCTAGTATTGGCATTCCATAAAATATTAATGCCATTAATACATCTTCAAAAAATATTTCTGCATTATCGGGTCTAGATATGTATTCTAAAAAAAATTGATTAGGGGGAGCGTCTTCCATAGTAAACTTTGTTAGCCCATGTAAAGAACCTTTAGAACCTCGGCCATCTACTGTGCCTGAAATATCGTAACTATCGCATCCAAATGCTCCTAAATCTTCATTACCAGGATGCTTTATATTATTTTTTATTATTATTTTATTTTGCAAATGATAAGGTGGTACCCAAGAAACAAAAAATCTTCCTTGATTATTTGGCATAAAAATTACTCTTGTATCTTTTACGCCATTTTCCCACTGAAAATTTCCTTGAGTAACTAAACTACTATATTTAATATCATCAACATAATCTATTTGTTCATAAATTTTAGTTAGATTAAATAAAGATTGTTTAGTTTCATCTCTAAAAGCATGTTGAATTGTACGAGGAAATTGTCTATAAAATTCATTTAAAGCATCTTGATCTTGCTTCAAACCCTCTACCTCATTATTCCAATAATCTATTACACCTATTTCTATTTCGGTTCCATCAATACTTTTAACTGGGGTTTTTGGAGTGTCGAATACAGGTATTCCATACATATTAATGAAGCCTTCGTAGTTCCATTCCATAGGTATGAACAAAGAATATAGTCCTGAACTAGTCTGACCATTATTATTTCTTTTTGTAACATCTGATCCTTCATATACTTTTTTAAAATTTTCTCCGCCTTTATCTAATGCATTTGATGTTGATCCCATCATGCATTTTCCCACAATACGACTTCCTAATCTTAAAGTTGTTTTTGTTACTCGCCAGTTGTTTATTATATTATCAGGCCTTTCCCATTTCCCGGATTCATCATGAACTAAAAGTTTTAATTTTTCACCGTCATAACTATTGTCACCTGTATTTTTCCAATCAATTGTAGTATCAAGACCGTCAATATCTTTTAATTGCTCTCCTACTTCTATTTTACGTCTAGTTAATTTGGAAGCGGGTACTCTATAAGCAAGTTCTGTTTTTGGTCTATCCATTCCATCTTGAACTGGTTTAAAGAAGAAAGGATAATTGGTTGATATTGGAACGACTTTATCTGTAAACATTTTTTTGGCATCAGCCCCAGTTTTCGATAAAATTCCAAATCTCGAGTCGCTTGACATGGTTGCTTGGTTAACAGTTTCGTTCGATGCCATGAAGCTAAACCCAGACCGTCTGTTTTTAAGATAGCATATTCCATAACATCTGGTATCTGCTTTGCACGCTTCCCAAAAAATATAGAATAATCTGTTTGATTCCCTAAACTCAGCGGCCCCAACGTCAATTTTAGTCCACTGCAAGTACATGTAATGAGTCCCAGTAATATAAGTTTTGATACCATTATTATAGAACGAAAAACCTTCTTCTCTATATTTAAATTCATTATCTATAAAATCGTACCAGTTTTCTTTAAAATTATCAGGGTATTGTTCCCAATCAAAAACTGATTTTATTTTTTTTAATACTTTAGGATATTCAAATTTTTGCCAGTATTGATCTTCTTTTTTATTTGATTTTTTATAACATTGTTCAATTAATGGTAAAGCAATATATAAACCTTGTATATTATATATTTCACCTATTTTACCTGTTTTACTTATTATTATAATATCATATTCTTTATTATAGCCATATTCCCATTTTTTATACCTATTATTTCTATTTATAATTTTAGGTTTTATATAGTCTTTAGCTATAAAATATAGATTCTGTTGGTACATTATTTAGATCTTTTTTCCGCAAATCCACCAAATTGTTTTTTAGATTCTGGAATTTCTTGCAATAATTTTTCTTCTTGATCTATTCTGTTTAATATTTCAAAAGCGTCAAATATTGCTAATTTTTTAGTTGCAGCAGCGTTTTTTAATCTATCAGCAGATATGTCATCATCAGAATCTACAATATCTTCTTTTGCTACTTTAATTAATTCTTCAACTGCTCTTTGCCCAGCTTGGATTATATTCAGTTTCGTTTTTTTGATGTCCATATTTAATAACAATATCATTTGATTTCATACAATATAAAAGCTCATTATCTACTATAAACTCCCATTCGCCATTTGGCGTAAACCCAACGGTGTCTCCTGGGCTTATTTCAAGAGCTTCTAACGAGCTATTTCCGTATTTTAGTATACCAACAAGGCTTTTAGTTTTTTCTTGCTTTAAATAATCTTTATTAATAACCGGTTTTACAAAGCATCTATCCATAAACGAATGCCATTTATTACTTTTTTTATAAAGATACACTTGATCCGGTTGGCAAAAGTAAAGATTGTTTTTAAAGTATTTACTACTATTTTTTTCTTTACCTCTTATATCATAATACCTTCTAAAAACATTATGATGTATTATTATTTCATCACCCGGTTTTATAACAGTTTTGAAAGCTAAAGGTGTACTAATTACTTTTGCTAGTTTATTTATAAACTTAAAAGATTCTATGCTAGAATTTAATACTAATTTATTTTCACCTATATTAATTGAATTATTATATCTTTCACCTATAGGCTCTACTATAAAATTATAAAGACTATTCATATTTTAAATCATACTCTACTGAAATTGCCATATTAGAATTAAATTTTTTCCATGGCACCACCTCATTATTCTTTTTTATATGTATATTATAAGAATTATCAGTATCTTCAAATATGATATAAGCTATTTTGTGACCTCCGTAAACTTCTTGTTCAAGGGAATAATGCATAGCATCATTTTTATAATCAGATCCAATGCTGATTTTTCTTATAACACGTGACATTTATATTATTTATTAGATTCTTCTATTTCAGTATAAATCCCCGTTTCTAAATCGATGCTAACCGCTCCATATTCTTTTTCAAGCTCTTTTTTATGATCATCACTATCTTGCGTTAATCCGGCAAATTCATGCAATAAGATATGCTTTTGATTTTCTAAAAAACCTAAATCCCTAAGCTTGTTATTCATTGCAGTTTGATTCTCTTTAATTTTAGCTAATTGCTCTTCAGTTACTTTTTTTTCTACTTTTTCCATTTGATTAAATTTAAATTGATTATTATTACTTTACTTTATCTTTTATCTTTTCATATGTTCGCAAGCCACCTAATCCTAACATACCTAACAAAACGGTCATTAAATGTTCCATCTGTAATGCTGGAGGTACATCTTGCGGTTGTAATGCCCATATAAACAAATCTCTTATTACAAAATTATATGCTAAAGCTACACCACAAACCCAGCCAATAAATGGGCGCCAGCCAGCAACAAATACAGTTCGATGGCCAGCTTCTATTTCATTTATTTTTGTTTGTATAGAAATTAATTCATTAGGATCTAACTCTTTGCCTTTTATGGCTTCTCGTATTTCCCAGGCTAAATTACCAGCAACGGATTTTCTATTATCACCGCCTTTTAGTAATCCAACAAGCAATTTCCACATTTTATGCTCCTGATTTGGGGTCTTTTTTCTTAGCCGGCTTAATTACGCCACCTGCTTCTGCATAATCAATGCGGTCCTGTCGCATTGTTCTTAATCTAGACTGCTCTTGCATATATAATTTCTTTTTTCTTTCAGCTTCTTTAATTGCTTCTCTACGACTTGAATTGTCCGTGCTTCCAAATCTAGTAAATTTACCTGAATGCGATACAAACCCATAAGCCTTACTAGGATCTTGAGTTTGTTTTCCACTTCCGGATTCTAAATAATACCCTTTATAGTCGGCAATATTGGTTGTCTTTGGATCAAAAATACCAGTATTTTGTTGTGCAGCTTTTACGCCTTCAGAAGTTGGTTGTATAAAACCCCCGCTTTCACTAGTTTCTCTAACAGCTACTGGTCTTCCAGATGGGCCTTTTTTAAACTGACCGCTTTTTGGATCGGGACCATGACCGGGTTTATGTAATTTTATAGCAGAGCCTTTGTAAGATCCACCCATTCCTACAGGTGACCCAGCAGCAACTGAATGTTTATTCATCCAAGAATTACCTGAAGCGCGGCTAACCACCGGCATGTCTTTATTTAAATTTTTCTTTTCTTGATTAGCGGACTCACCGCCATATCCAAATCCTTTAGGCATAATATTAATTTTAAGTTATTTATTGGTTTTGTTATAAGCTTCTTTTTCCCAGGCTAAGGTTGGGGATCCTTCATTCATTTTAGATCTTGAATAAGTTTTACCTTTCCAATATACATTTTTATCATCATAATCTAAATCACCTCTTTTAAATTGGTCTACATGCACCATTTCGTGATCTATTACTTTTTTTAAATCATTAGGATCTAAATTTTTATTTACAATAATAGTTCCATTGTTATTGGCCTTACCTAACACATTATTATCTAAATCTACCGTATAAATTGGTGTATTGTCTAAAGAATAAGGTGGGTTTATTTTAAAAGCCATTATTTATAAGGAAATATTTTGTTTAATTTTTCTTTTCGCTTATTACAACCACACGGAATATTTAAACCTTCTGCTACTCTATCTACCACAGATTTAATTCTTGTAACTTTAGTAATTTTTTCTATAGTATCGCCTAATCCTTTAGATTCCATTTACTAATCCTCTTGTATTAGCCATAGCAATTTGTTCTTGTGCAGAATATTGCGGTTGAGTATTTGCAGCGTTAGCATTTATAATGTTTTGAGCCGGAATTGTTCCTATTTGCGTAGGATCAACAATAGTTTGTGGTTGAGCAACTCCTGTTTGTGTAGGCATTTGCCCTGTTAATTGCCCAGCCATACCTACAGGAGAAGTAAATTTAGGGTGATTTCCAGTATAAGATCCTGAACCACCTTTTCTACTGTGAGAATCGTGCTCGTAATTTTCTAAATAATGTAATCTTGCTTTATCATTAAGATTTTTATTATATGCCTCTTTTAAATTATACTTTTCAGCTTTTCCCATTTTATTATTTTTAATTATTATTTGCTTAACAGTTCCATTTGCGGCGCGCTGCTTTGCCACGCTCTGACTTCCAACTTTTTGATCTAGCGCAAAAAGCTTTTCTACGTTTCCAAGCTTTACTTCCCCTCTTAAGTTTTGAAGGCGGCGTGGTTACCGCTGTTTTTAGTTTAGAACCAGGATTATCTTTTCTATATTTAGCTACACCTTTTGCCGTCATTCCTCCACCAGCCTTAGAACCTGTGCCGCTCCCAGATTTTACTTTAGCATAATAACCTTTGGATTTTTTACGAGAAGGTGCATCACCTTTTTTTAACAGCGGAGAGTTTAACTGAGTATATGCCATATTATTTTTTTAATTTCATCCATTTATCAATAGTATAGCCAATAGTAACGGTTAAAAGAATTATTTTTAACGGAATTTCAATATCAAGCATAGTTACACCTAATGCAAGTGTATTTATGCCATACATTTTAAAATCAGAAAATTCCATTTTACCTAATGCCTTTAGCTCTTTGAGTAATAGGACCTGCGGAATAATTAGTTGGAAATTTTTTTACTTCCATTCCATTAATACCAGAACTAGAACCATTACCCATAGGAAAGCCATCTGTGTCTAAAGGGCCATCCCATACAGCATTTGCGCCGACCACACCAGCTTTTTCAATAGTTTGAATTTTTGGATCTTTGATTTTCATAATTATCTATGTTTATCTTTATTAATATTATTAATTGAAACTTTTAAAACTTTATCTGTATAAGTTTCACCTTTCATTATTTTGTTTCTTCTATCGCTAGTAGGAACATCTTCTTCGCCGAGCATTATTTTGTAAATTTTATTTATAAGATGTTTGCCTTTAAAAGAAATTTTATATAAATTGTATTTTTGCGTAGTATGATTTCTCTTGCGCCAAACAACTATCCAACCGCTTTTTAATAATCTATTCCATCTTCTATTGTCCCAGCTATATGAGTATGCACCCATTTTAAAATCTATTTTACTAAATAAATCTATACAATCTAAATATATTAAAAGCTCTAAATCAGACTCTGTTAAATCATTATTTCTTGCGGCCCATTTACGTATAATTCTATAATGCTTTAGTAAATTATGCTCTTTAAGATCTTTAGCTTCAAATCTTTTCATAAAACAATAACTACATCTTGTTCTTTTATAACTTGATATATTGTTTTATTTATTTCAATATTATGGCCAGCATGCCTATCATAATATATAGAGTCATTTTCTTTAATACCTTCTATATGATTTCCTATTGATATAACTTTAGCTTTATTATATCTTAAATCTTCTCTTTGTGTTTCAGATAATATTAAACCGCCTTTTGTTTTAGAAGATCCCTGCTTTTCTTTTTCTATTATTAAATTTCTACCTATTGCTTTCATTAATTCTTAAATTATTAATTATACAATCTGTAGACAATATTGTAGTTGCAACTGAAGCTGCATTTTTTAATGCTGTTTTGGTTACCAGTAAAGGATCAATTATTCCTGATTTAATCATATTTTTTTCTTTACCAGAAATAGCATCCACACCCCATCCTTTTTTATTAGATTCTAAAATATTAAGATTTGCATTTTCTAATATTGTTGTATAAGGGGCTTGAATAGCTTTTAATAATATGTCTTCAGCTTTACTTTTACTTTTAATTAATGTTGATGCGTTTAATAAGGCAACTCCACCGCCGGCAACAATACCCTCTTTAATGGCAGCTTTAGTGGCACAAATAGCATCTTCCACTCTATCTGATTTTTCTTTTAATTCAATACTTGAATCCGCTCCTATTTTAACACTAGCAATTTTAGCGGATAATCTTGCTATTCTTTTTTCTATTCTTTGAATTTCAGGAGGAACAGTAGTGCTTTTTAATTCTTCTTGAAGTTTTTTTATTATATTTTTTACTTCATCAGGAATATTAGAAACTTTAATAATAGTTTCATTATTATCAGTAATTGATTTTTCACAAAACCCTAAATGTTCGGGTTGAATTAAATCCATATCATCCCCTAAATCTTCGTTTATTACCGTAGAGCCAGTTAACATAGCTAAATCAGAAAACATATCTTTTCTATTAACTCCATACGTAGGAGCATTAACTACATTTACTTTTATATTTCCTTTAATTTTATTCATTGCTAAAGCAGAAATCACTGTTGGATCCATATCAGCAACTATTAATAATGGCTTATTATTTTTAATAACGTATTCTAAAATACTTTGTATTTTTCTTATGTTTTCTACGGGAGATTCTATAAGCAGTACATGCGCTTTTTCTAATTCCGCAGTATTATTATCTTTTTTAGTAATGAAATTAGGATTAGTTAGTCCCTGATTATATTGAATACCATCTATTAATTCCGCAGTAGTTTCAGATAATTCAGTCTGCTCCATCATAACAATACCTGTTTCATCTACTGATCTAAAAGCTTCAGCTATAATTTTTCCTAACTTTTCATCATTATTAGTGGATATAATAGCTACTTGATCAATCATTTTACCAGTAACTTTTACTGAATTTTTTTCTAAATATTGTACAACTTTTTGCACAGCACTATCAATACCCTCTTTTAAGCTTCTAGCCCCTAATTCTTTTAATTTAGGATATGCTTCATTTAAAATTGAGTGCGCTAGCACTGTAGCCGTTGTCGTTCCGTCGCCAGCTTCTTTAACAGTTTTCCTAGCAGCTTCCTTTAAAAGCGTAGCACCCATATTTTCAATAGGGTCTAATAATATAATTGAATCAGCTACAGTTACTCCATCTTTAGTAATAACAGGTTTTCCTGCACCATCTTCTAATATCACACGTTTACCGCTAGCTCCAAGTGTAGAACTAACGGCTTTTGTGAGTTTGTTTATACCTTCAAATAGTTTATCCTTAGCTTCTTTACCAAAGCTTAGATTTTTGACAATTGCGTCTGACATGATTTAATTAAATTTAATTTAAGTATTTTATTTAAAAGGTTTTTACAACAACTGGACCTTCGGAAAGTTTTAATTTTTTAATGTAATGTTCAATTGAAGATTCAATTGCTTTTTCAGCCCCTTCAATTGTTTCACGCCTTGTAATTCCGTTCCAGTTATCGTTGAAGTCAATCCATTCAGCTTGGTAATAGCCGTTCGGAAGTTGTGTTATTCTCCAATTTTTTTTCTTTGAATAACGCTTCCAAATTTTTTTGGTTTCTTCGGATACTTGTGGTTGACTAGACCACGATTGAGTCTGGTAAAATAGTGTCATTGGTATTGGTTTAAAATTAGTTAGGTTTATAGTTTATTATTACTTGTAATTACTCACCTTTACAAAAACAGCTTTCTTCGCCACATGTACATTTTTTTTGTGACACTAGCTGTTTATGCGCTCCGGCCCTATCATCATAATCTAATGCAGCTTTTAATATAATTTTATCCATTACGTCGTCTTGGTTTTTTAGCATTTCTTTTTGGAGATTAATTACCATGGATTCTAAATCATCTTTTGCTTTAGTTAAATAATCTATTTGTAATTGTTTTTTTTCTACATCACCTTTTAATGCGTTTACATCGTCAGGTTTTGCACCTGTTATTGTGCTAACGACAAGCCCTATAGATGCAGCAAGAGTACCTATGAGCATCATAACAACTTCTTTATTTGTTTCTAATACTGGAAATCGCATTAATATAAATACGATAGATATAATTAAAAGGAATATAAATAAGCTGCCTATATAATGGCGTATTTCTCTAGCTACTCCATTTTTTGGTAATTTCATATCTTATTTTAAATTTTTTTAAATACAAAGCTTAGTTAATAATTATTCTTCGCCAATCTGTTTAGTTATTACTGATGGATTTGCTTTCTCTGCTATTTGTGCGTTAATAGCATTTTTTTTAGCTTGCACTTCTTCCCCACCCATTGCTGCTTCTACCCATTCATTTATCTGCTCTTCTGTTATATCTGCAAAAGAAATAAAGCCTGATAAATTAGAAGTATCTAGTAATTGCGTTCCGTAAACACTACCTACATTTTCATTGTCATCCATTCCTATCAGCCCCCAATGTACCTTAAAGATTACATCATTGTTTCCTTCTAATGCAGGATAAGTGTCCACTGTTTTATTATTCCAAGTGTAAATCATTTTTTATAATTATGTTGTTAAATGCCAAGTTCTAGATTCTTCGTTCCATTCATATTGATTGCCATCTGTTGGATAAGTTACAGGAGCTTCCCAAGAGCATGTGCTTTCATTTAATATCCAGCTTTCAAAAGGTTTTGGGGCAATAAAAGCATTTTTTGCAGTATCAAAAGTATAACCTTTTGCTGCAAATCTTACCCTAAACGAATTATTATATGATGTTTGCACCCAATTTGTATCATTTCCAAATAATGACTGACAAAAGCTTACGCCTAATGATTCCTGTTCTTCATTATTATTATTTGTTATTACTTCATTATTAACAACAATAACTCTTTGTACTATATTATCTTGATTTAATTCTGCAAAATGTGCCATAATTATGTTGTATAAGTACCAGAACCTGTAAATTGTAAAATAGTGTCTGTTCCAACAGTAGTTACTATTGGTGATCCAGTTGTGGTTCCAGAATATGATGCAGTTGGTAATTTTAAAATAACAATTCCCGATCCACCTGAACCTCCATAAATAGAGTTATTATCCCAACCGCCGCCGCCACCGCCGCCGCCTGTATTAGATGTTCCAGCGTCTGGCATAATACCACCATCTGTACCGTTTCCGCCATTTCCGCCGCCACCATCGCCTCCAGCACCACCAGTTCCGCCACTATCGCCAGAACCACCGCCACCACCAGCATAAACAACTGTATTGCCTGTAATTGAATTACCACGACCATCACCTCCGTCGCCTCCGTTATTACTTCCTCCTTGCCTACCGTCATTACCAGGAAAATCTGCGCCACCGCCGCCGCCGCCGCCATCACCACTATCTCCATTACCTCCAGCATTACCGTAATATTGAGCAATAGCTGATCCCCCAGATCTACCAGAACCACCACCACCACCACCTGATCCACCGTCTTGGCCGTAGGAAGATGATCCAGATCCATTTCTATTTCCACCACCACCTCCGCCGTAGCAACTTATTACTGTACTACTATAAGTAAAATAACTATCATTTCCGTTGTTTTGAATGTTCTGATGGTTAGTTACAGATGCAGACCCTGCTCCTACGGCAACCTGGATTGTAATTCCAGCAAATGATATAGATTCAGGTCCTTGAGTAGCTGAATCCCTAAATTCGCCTGCTCCACCACCTCCAGCATCATCATTAGTTCTCGAATACCCACCAGGGGCACCTCCGGCTACAACTAACCACTCTAAATTATAAGCAGTAAATGGTTGCGGAAAAATTTGTGTTGTTCCAGCGTATATTTTTGATAATTGAGTACCACCTTTGTATACGGCTAAAAGTTCTGATGTGCCTCTGTATATTGACATTATGTAATAAAATAAATTGTATTAGCATCGGGAGTTGATATAGAATCGTATTGGGCTTGTGTTCCTGACCAATATTGTAATGCTGACCCGCCGTTTTGATTGTCTGTACTAGGAGCGGTAGGTACATCAATCCAATCAGTAGCACTTCCTGTTGAGCTTAATAGCTGGCCACTTGTTCCAGATGAATTACCCGCATCATAATAACGAGCATCTACTCGAACATCGCCGTTAACTTTAAGCCCTGTTGATTTTACCACACCTGATACGTCTAATCTTTCACTAGGACTAGTCGTTCCCATTCCTACATTGGGGCTTTGATTGGAATTTATAAATAAACTGCCTTGGTCAACTATAATAGAATCTGACTGTATAAACCCACTAACGTCCAATGCTTCTTGTGGGCTAGATGTTCCTATTCCTACATTTGTGCCAGAGTTAGCAACATAAATAATATTGTTATTAACCTTAAGACCTGTTGATTTCACTACTCCTGACACGTCTAATCTTTCGCTAGGGGAATTTGTACCCATTCCTACATTAGGACTCTGATTAGAATTTATAAATAAGCTGGTTTGATCAACTACAATAGAGCCTGATTGTATAAACCCACTGACATCCAACGCTTCTTGTGGGCTAGATGTTCCTATTCCTAGTCTATTATTGACTGAATCCCAGTATAAACTATTACTTCCAGTTAATCCTGATGATGAGGACCAAAAAGCAACTTGAGTGGATGAACCGCTTCCCGTTAATGTACCACTGCCTTTATTATTAAATGTATTCCAATCTGTTGATGACAATTTACCTGTATTTGTTGCACTTGCAACTGGCAAATTAAATTCTAGATTACCGGAGCTAGTTATAGGAGAATTTTGTATATTAAAATCCGTACCCGTTGTACCTGTAATTGCTCCTACGCTTGTAACCGTGCCACTGCCTTTATTATTGAAGGTGTTCCAGTCAGTTGAAGATAAATAACCATCGGCAGAGGTACTTGACTGTGTAATACCAATAGTACCTGTATTTGTTATTGTACCACCGGTAATTGGTCCCGTTGTTCCTATTGATGTTACTGTACCTTCGTCATATGTTGCTAAAGTACCATCTCCTCTTATATATTGAGAAATTGATCCGCTTCCGGTTACTGTAAGAGTTCCGCTTGAAGTAATAGGTGAATTAGCAACAGTAAATGCAGAAGGCATCGAAAGTCCCACACTTGTTACGGTTCCTCCGCCACCACTAGTAGCTATTGTTAATTCATTTGTTCCAGAATTTGTAGTAACAGTTATTCCTGACCCTGCTGCAACAGTTAAAGTATCGCTATTGCTGCCAGCTACAATATCTGATTGACCGGAAACAGCTATTGTTTTAAATATATTTTGAGATGAACCTGTATCTGTATTAGTTACAGTTATAATTCCACTCGTTGTTATAGGACTTCCTGTTACACCTATTCCAGATCCAGCGGATATGCCTACACTAGTAACTGTTCCTGTAGTGTAAGTGCCTAAAGTAAGATCGCCTAGTATAACCTGTGAGGATGTTCCTGCTCCAGCTATGTCAATTACGCCACTACTTGTTATTGGTGAGCCTGTTATAGTTAATGCTGTACCTGTTTCTGTAATAGCCACCGATGTGACTGTACCAGCATTTGATGTTTTATTATTAAATGTATTCCAATCGGCAGACGATAAGTATCCATCGGTAGCAGTACTAGATTGTGTAATACCTATAGTTCCACTAGATGTAATAACACCCCCAGTAATAGGGGAGCTTGTTGCTACTGATGTTACTGTACCACTACCCCCAGCAGAAACCCAAGCTGTTCCGGTTGCAGTAGAACTTAATATTTCTCCAGAGGTTCCTGGTACATTATTCGAATCGTATATTGCCCCTGTTATTCTAGTATTACCATCTACATGCAGACTTTGTGATGGTGTTATTGTATTTAACCCTAATCTTAAATTAGTTTCATCTAAATAAACTACATCAGAAACTGTGGTATTATTATTACCTACCCATATTTTACCTGTAGGTAAATTAGGTATATCATTAGATCTCATAATACAAGATGCTAAAATAGATCCACCAACGCTGTTAACCCTACCTATTTGTCCAATATTTTGTATAAAGTTTGTTGAACCAGTTGGCTTTGTAGTTGTTAATCCGCCTCCAGATTTAACATATAGCGTATCACCTGTAGATGGTGTTACTGAATCTATAGGACTGGTAGACACATTTTTTAAAGTACCTGATACAATTGCATACCCCTGTCCATTAATTGCTAAGTCTTGCTTTAATATACCAACGCTAGGCATTTTATTAGCATTACTTGCGTCTGCCTTGCCTACTTCAACTATAATTGAAGCACCAACCGTGCCTAGTAAATATACAGGGGTTCCTTGAGTTAAAGCTGCACCCTCTAAATTTTTAACCTCTATTTCCACAAGAGTCGATGCTCCCGCTACAATATCAGATTGTTCTGCCCAAGCATTGTCTCCTCTTAAGAATGTAGTAGCAGAAGGAGTGCCAAGGGCTGATAAATCTACTTGTCCCGTAGTAACACTTCCTGTAGCCGCTGCATTTTCTGTAGTATAACTAATAAAAGTACCATTAGAATTTGTAAAATCAGAAACCCCTCCTGCGGCCCCACTATTAGCAACCGTTATCCTACCATATTGATCTACGGTTATATTAGAATTTGTGTAAGAACCAGGGCTAACTCCTGATGTTGATAAATCTATGTTTATATTCCCATTAGCTGTTAATGGGGAATTACTTATTGCTATAGTTGAAAGCGTGCTTGTTATGCCCACACTTGTAAGTGCAGTACTCCAAGCATTATCCCCCCTTAAAAATGTTGATGCACTAGGAGTGCCGGTTGCAGAAAGTGCCGCAGTAACCGTTACAGCACCAGATGTTGGTGATGCCGGTGTAAGATCTATGAACGCACCACTAGTTGTGTCAACTGTTTGTACTATATTGGATGGTACATCAGATGCTAATGCATATCTACCATCTAAATCTTGAGTTAAATCCGCTAAAGCTCCAGTTCTTTCTAAAGTTAGTACACCAGTTCCTGTATCAAATTGTATGCCATCAACATAGTCATTTTCAGAAATAACAGTAGCCCAAGTATTATCCCCTCTTAAAAAAGTAGTACTGCTAGGGGTTCCAGTAGCTGATAAATCAACAGTACCTAAATCAATAGCCCCTGTTGCTGAAGATAAATTAGCAATTGTTATAAAGGTACCTGAAGCAGAAGATAAGTCAGATACTCCTATATTTACTGTTCCACTTGACGCTGAAGTTATCCTTCCTTTAGCATCTACCGTTATATCAGAAAGTGTATAAGACCCTGCAGTTACACCTGAATCAGGCAATGAAACCGCTCCTGCGTTTATTGATAAACCACCTGAAATTGGAAAATTAGCAATACCTTGTATCGTATCGGTCGCAATACCAATATTATTTTGTACTGTTGTCCAATTGCTTAACGAAGTTGGATTATCACTTTCGGCTATTAATAAATCGCCAACCTCAACCGTTTCGGTAAAAAATGTTCCCGCAGTCGTAACTGTATATGTCCACCCTTGTAAAATACTATTAGGAGAAGTTGTAAGATCTGGAGTATTAGTTGCGGCATTATAACCACCTTGATATATTAACTGGCCTGTAACAGCATTATCTACATAAGTTTTAACAGCTAATTGAGTAGGTACCACAGTATCTGATGTTCCTAAAGCAGAGTTATTATCAACAAACTGTATTTGTGAAGTTGAGGTTTCCGCATAAGGAATATAATTTGTATCTACAAAATCATATATTGTGCCTGCCGCTACCAAATTAGCTCCTCCAGAAGCTATTGTTGATGTAACATTAGCAGAAACTGTAGGACTTACGTTTGTGCCGCCTATTAATATTGTATCAGCATCACCGGTAGATACAGATAACACAACATTGCTTACACCAATAGTAACATCCCCTGTCCCATCAGCAGGTGATAAATTAATATTGTCCCCAGCTATTAAAGAAGTAACCCCAGGATCAAGCGTTGAATTTACTGTTACAATGCCTGTTCCATCTGTTGGGTCTACTGATATATCTGTTCCGGCAACTATTTGCTTTACCCCTCCAACCAAATCTGCAATACTTTGTATTGTAAAATTTTTAGTTGGGTTTTTACCGCCTAAATCTGTACCTATAACCAGATCTGATAGTGCGGGTGCAACTACCGGGTAAGTATATATTATTGCCATTTTATATGTTTTTTATTTTTTTTATTTTTAACAAGATGCAAAAGATATAAATGCTCCATTACTTAATTCACGGACATACGTTCCATCTGAATAATAACCGTTTGAACCAAAGGAACAACCTGTACTATCAGTATAAAAATTGCTAGAAGTTGTTAATGCGAAGCCATCCATATAGCCAGCTTCATCAGTAGCTGCTGCGCACGCGAAAGCCGGTGTGCTATCAAACTTAAGAGTTACAGCATTAAGAGAACTTACACAAGAAGGTAATGCTATAACAGCACTAGAACCATATTGTACACTTCCTGTACCTCCACTAAGTTTTCCGTAAAAACCAGCCGCAGGATTACTTCCTGTTAAATCATTATTTGACCAAAGAACAGTGCCTACACTTAAAGTTCCTGAATAATACCAAACATTACTTTGTTGACTCCCTGACCCTGGAATTATACATGAATAATTTGCACAAGGTCTAGGTACACCACCTAAAGTAACTTGGTTTACAATTTGTGAAACGGTTCCTGTAACAAAGGTTGTAAGAGTAGACGGTGTTGTTTGTCCTCCTGTTATAGTTACTGCTCTTGGTGATGTTGGAGATAGAGTTGGACCACTAGTCCATTCGTACGTAGAATTTGCTTGTAATCCAGATGTTACAAAATTCCAAGCTGCTCCTGCTCGCCCTGTAACAGAACTTCCTGTTTGTGAAACAACATCAGAATTTGCCCCAGTTACCGATGATGAAGGCGCACTATATTGGGTGCCAGTAACACCAGAGGTATCGTAAGAATGATTTACTGTATATGTTTTTTGAGTCAATGTACCATTAAATGTCATATTAACAGTAGTATTTGAGCTGGGTATTGATCCACTTACGGTTTGAGTTGTATTTGGCGTTATAGACCCCTCCCACTCTGACGCTATATTTAATGTAGAAGTAAAGCTGTATGAAGATCCTGGTAGTCCTGTTACGGTGTCCCCGTCCGGATCACCTGAAAAAGTATGACTGACACCGGGGTCATTAACATTATCAACTATATTTAACGTCACTGTTCTATTTGTAGGAATTAATGCTACTGTTCCTGATAACGTAGTTGTTACGGTCTGATCTGATAATGGTAAAGTTCCGCTCGCATTATTCACAGTAGGGCCTGAAGAAAATTGATAGCCACTATTTACCGAAACTGTAGTATTAAAAGCATATGAGCCAACCCCGCCTTCTCCTGACTGCTGTGCGCCATTTTGATCACCACCAATAGTATATCCTGCAGATGGACCCGATATATTATTATTTACTTGCAGTGTTACTACTACAGGTGTAAATGCACATCCATCATAAATTTGTGTAGATTCTAAAAAAGATTCACATATTTCTTGGTTTCCCAGATATAAGTTTGAAATTGCTTGGGTACCTAAATATATGGCCATATTATACTACTATATAAAGTGTGTTTGGATCTTTTGTTGTGATTGCTGTATATTGAGCGGATGTAAGAGAAACTATGTTTCTTATTTGAGATATTGTCGGAGTTCCCACTGGATTAACTCCGGGGGTAATAACATTTTTAGCATTAATGGTATAGTCATTACCAGATGCGGAAACATTTAAAGCATCCGCTGAATTGTCATATGTTGTAGCTGCCGTGGTTAAGCTACCTACCGCTGTGCCTGATAAATTTATTGTTACTTCAGCAACACCTGCATTATCCGCTACAGCTGTGCTAATACCAGAGCCACCAATAAGTTTTACATCTTCACCATCAGTAATATTTTGAGTGGTTCCGGTGTCTGCTAATAAATCCCAGGAGCTCATGCTTCCTCCACCGCCTCCGCCACTAGGAACAGCCCAGGTATTGTCTCCTCTTAAAAAGCTGGTAGCATCAGGGGTGCCGGTTGCGGATAAATTTACTATAGGGCTTAGTGTATTAGTAGAATCAACATTTATAAAAGTACCACCAACCACCGTTGAAACAGCCTCAGATGCAATTGTTATTTCATTTGATGCATTGACTAAAGCTATATCATTCCCCGGTATTAAAGTTACAGTTGTTGGGTTTGTTGATGGATCATCTAAAAGCTCTATGTCAATGTTAGGACCGTTAGTTTGTGATTGTATAGTGTAAGTTACCTGTGTACCTGTTCCAGTCGGCTCGGCCCATTGGCCATCTCCTCTATAGAATGTAGTAGCCCCGGGGGTACCTCCCGATGTAAAAAGATTAACCCCTATATTACCAGCTGTAGTTATAGGAGTGTTTTGAATTGTTAAAAAACCATCTGTATTAGTTAGGCCTATTGATGTAACTGTCCCTCCTGTTCCGGCTGCGGGTACCAAACCAATAATATCCGCTATAGTAAATGATTTTGTTGGATTTTCTCCACTATCATCCGATAGTAGTGTACCGATTAGTAAGTCTGAAGCAGTTGGTGTTGCTTGAGGGTATGAATAAATTATTGCCATGTGCTAATTTTTATGCTGTTTCTGTTTTGGTGCCGTTTCCGTCGTTACCTCTATTCCTTTTTATTGATTCAAATTTTTTATCTTCGTGATCGTAATCTAGACCGGCCAGATTGAAGCCCCTTTTAATAGCTTTACGCCGAAGGCGTTGATTTTCTGCTTTCATACGCCGTCTTCTAGGCGTCATAGCATATTCTTTGTCCCGTATTGCTTTTCTTTTACGAGCACCAGGGGTTAAATTTTGGGGCATTATTATTTTTTATAGCTTTTGCCCATTAAATTCATCATACTGGGGCTAGCTGATACTCCAAAGTTTTTATAACTAGCTACACTGTCGTTTCTTTGCTTAAGAGTTGCTGCAGCATTAGCAGCCG